ACGGTCGCGCTTGACCATCCAAGAAATGCGCTTGTTGTGCTGCTAGAAATGGTAGCTACATTATTCACCACTTGCACGACTGAACCCACAGCCGTCGAAGCGGCAATAGTCACCGCGCTGCCTGTTGCTGACACGGTAACACCTACAGTTGGGTATCCGGTACCATTGCCCATCGTAGTGGTGGAGCCACCATTGATAGTAATCTTCGCTCTCGACCCACCGGCAATGTTTACAAAGGGGGGCCAGTACTGCTCACGATGGTGATGGTTCAAAGTGATGTTGCCAGTTGTACCGCAAACCTGGGTGCCGTTATAGTCGGATGACCCACGCTCTACGATTAACTCATCTCCTCCGCTAACATTGATGGCGCATTGATTATAGAAAAATACTACGTCCTCCAAGACCAACTCCTCGCCGGAGTCAGCGCGACCTGGCATGAAAGATACAGCGTAGGTATTGTTATGTAGAAGACCACCGTGCACACCGTTAAGCCAGGCATTCGATCCAAAAAGGTAGCCATTGTAAAAGTTACTGATTGAAGTGTTTTCAAGGCTTACGAAAGCCCCATAAGTATTACTTTGATAGGTCGCAGAATCTCCAAAAAACACACCTGTTCCTGTATTCGCGGCGCCCTCGAAATTGCAATTCTTTACATTCCCATAATGCCACGGACCTGAGAACCCAGGATTTCCATAGGCGTATTGAATTAAAGTGGCTAATCCAGATGCGGATTTTACCGTCGCACCATGGCAATCTAGGGTTTCGTTCCATGGGATTATTAAAGTAGTACTAGTCGTGTAGGCCATCGAAGGATCAAGTTCAATTGTCCCTGGATTTCCACTTAGCACTGTAACAGCAGCATTGTGCCATGCACCTATGTCCTGATTTCCGGATGTTGGACACCATGACGGCCTGTTCGTTACCCATCCACAGGTTGACGCCATAACCCGGCCACTCGTAGTTCCAGCCGCGACGGTGCCTGTCACGTTGAGGCTGCCAACCGTGCATGTCTGATTTGGCGGGACGCCAGTGCATGACATTGACGATGGCCCGTAAACTCCCCCAACGCAAGTATAGAAAGAACCAAGTGTTCCGCTCTGAAGGATAGAATTAGGAACAGAGCAGGAAACGCCTGTTGGGTCTCCATTATAGATATTGATCGGCGGGAAGCGGTTCGTCTGCGCGGAAACAATTGAGGCGCAAAGAAATGCGAGGATGGCGTATAATTTCGTCATGTTTGAGAGCCTTGTCATTGGATGTGCCCTTTCTTACGTTGCCGTTACTGTTGCGGTTGTGCTGGCTGATTGGAGCTGCCGTCGCTCGAATTCTCCTGCCCAACGGAAGAAGCTGATCCAAGAGATGTTGCATAGGATTGAACGCGAGCGAGAGCTTGCGCATAAGGGATCTTAGCGCCTTTGCTCACCGCGATAGCCAAGTGCGATTTCACGTTTGGATTATCAAGAACTGCCTTTGCAACCATCGCTACCTTACCAAGATTTGTGCTGCCCGTCACTGCCGTAGTCGCCGCTCCAGCTACCGGAGTTCCGATCCCTATAACCTGATGGTTTGATATGCGGTTTACTGCGCGCTCAAGAACCGGCTGCAAATCCAACAGTTTCCCCTCGGCAGCATTGAGGTTACTAATTTCTGGAAACTGCGTAGCGATCTCTTCTTTCAGGCCACGCGCCAACGCCTTTTGAGCCTCGACCGTCGCGCTTCCCTGCTCCCCATATTTTCCCTTGAGAATCCCATAGGTTCCCTGCTTCATCGCCTGGGCATCTGCGGCGTTCATCGGAGGCGCTGGTTGGGGAGGTTTGGCTGGTGTGCCTTGCGACATGATGGGTTTTCCCTGAGCATCGAGCAGGCCTGTCGGTCGCGGTCCCGTTCCAGGCGTTCCAGGACGAGCACCGCGCTCTGCAAGGAACTGCTGGCGTGTCGCTTCGATAGCATTTAAATCCGGCTGCGCTACAACTTGGTTTCCAAACCGATCAAGCGTGGGCTGGATGCGTGTAGCTACCGCATTCGGATCAATTGGCCGTGTTGGGTCTTGCGCGATGGTTGCCTTTATTTTTCCGTTCAGATCATCGATCAAGTCACCCAGTTTCTCTACTCCCGCCTTGGATACCGGGATAGCATTCTGAAGGCCAGTCTGCACCATCGCGGCGCGATCTGCTTGCCCGATGGTGGTGCTTGGCTTCAGAGCGCTCTCGTAGGCCGCTTCTGGTGTCTTGCCGAGCAACACGGCGCGCCCAGCGGAGGCCGGTAGAGCATTCAGAGCTGCCTTGGCAACCGGAGCGGCAATTCTTCCTCCTTCGTAAGCGCCCAGCGCCTGACCGGCAATATTCTCTGCCGCGAGAGGGACGCCACCCTGCTGGTAATCGGCTTGGATCTGCTGCCCAATTCCCTGTGCGGTCTGGATAGGATGGCGCACAGTATTGTACAGGCCTTCAATTGTGTCAAGAGGGTGCGCTATTGGCTGTGCCAGAGCCTTGATAGCCTGACCTCCAATTTGCTGAACGCCGCCTATAATGCCCTGCTGCGCACCGCCTGAACCTACTGGATTCGTAAGCGCATCCCAGTAGCTCACCTTTGCCGCGTCTGGGACTTCAATCGGTACCATCTTGAACCCTTTAGCGGCTGCATCATGGACGTTTTCGGCGGGAACATATCCATTCACGCCCTCGGGAGATTTCATCTGCACAGCAACTTTGAATCCTGCCTGTTTAGCTGCCTGCATGTTTGAAATCGGAACATCTCCGGTTCGTCCATCCGGCGATAGCATCGTGATGGTGGCCGCGCCTGCTTCCGATGGCGGGTTGTTGACGTTGGATACGTTGCCGCCATCAGGAGGCGAAGAAACGCCTTCGCGTGAGGGGTCAATAGTGACCCTCGGACTCGCTGTGATTCCGGTGTAAACCTGGGGAGCGGTCGCCATTAGTGAGCCTTTCCGCCAAATTGCGCAAACGGATCATTGCCGGTGGAAGATGCACCCGATCCAGCATCTCCGTACATTCTCTGAAGGATACTGTTATTGCCGATGCGCGATTTGATTTGCGAGTTTATAGAGCCTCGGATTCCGTTGAGTGCTCCTTCTCTTCCCTCTTTGCTGAGTTTTGCTGATACGAGATTAGCAGCGCTCAATCTGGATTGATCGCTGCCCACTCCTCCACCCATTACCTTGGAATAATCGTCAGCAACTCCAAGAACACGAGAGGCGTATTCGGCGAGTGGTCCGCTTCCTGCCGCCGTGCGCGCCCAGTCCTCAATTTTGTTGAAAACTGGAATCTGGTTCTGCGGTATGCGTTTCGCCGCTTCTGCCAACTGGTCGAGCGTTCCGCCCGGATCAACAAGCGACTTAGCAGAGCCAAAGAATTGCACCTGTTGGGGAGATTTAGCGACACTGAACTGTGCATCGGCGCTCTGAGCATTGTATTTTCCATTGCTCATCTGGTGAGCAGCTTGCAATGTTTGTGCGATAAACTGCGGAGTTGATCCCCGCGCCTTCAATTCAGAAAGAGTGGCATCACCATCAAGAAGAAGCTGGGCAGCAGAGCTTGGATCTCCCTGGGAGAGAACCTGTCTTTGCCGTGCGAGAGCCATTTCAAATGGCAATCTAGCTTTTGCTTCTGCCGATGCCTTTGTCGAAGAAAGGTTCGCCTGGACCGTGGGGTCGTATTTCATCTGCTCATCTGGAGACATCCCAGCCTGAAGCACCGCGTTTTTATTGAACTGCGCGGGGAAGTTCTTCGCGATCTTCATCGGCAGTTCGCCGAGTGCGGCCTGATAGGTCGCCTGATCTGGAGACGCTGCAAGCTGCTGCGCTGCATTTCTGAGCACCAGAGAATCCGCTGTGGCCTGTTCCCCTGGAGCCTTTATAGCTGCCGTCTGTGCTCCGGTCTGCGCCGTCTGCATCCGCGCAACCGAACCAAGAAACGCAGAGCTGATGCCGAGTCCATGCTGAAGGGCCTTGAGCTGCTCATCCGTCACAGCGGATGGGTTCTGCGCTATCTGTTCGGCCTGCTGAGGCTGCAACGCTTTGGCCTGCACGGCTTGAGGCAAAAGTGACGTGATTGCCTGAGCACGCTGCTGTGGGTCGGTGATGCCTATTACACCATTGATCCCGCTGTATAGGCTGTCTGCGGTGGCTTGCTGGTTGGCGAGTTGGTCTTTGGTCATCGCAAGAGCGGTTTTCTGATGCTCCAAAAGCTGCCCCTGCGCCGCCATGATTCCTTTTCCGGAAACCCCCTGAGCAGCAAGCGTCTTGCCTACGGTAGATGGATCAAAGGCGTTCGGGTCTTTGGGATTGATGCTCATGAACCACTTGGAGATGCCCTGCTGGTCCTTCAGATCCTGCTGGCGCTGCTGTAGCTCCATCGCGCCGCTTTGTACCTGCTGCTGCGCCTGCTGCTGCTGAAGCGGGGCCATCGCCTGCTGTTGTGCCTGCTGAGCCTGCTGGCCCTTGATCGCCATGAGTTGCCCATACTGGCTAATCAGATTTGGAGCCTGCTCTGGCTGTCGAACGTCGAGAGCTGGAAGCGGTATGCTGCCCATCATCTACCCCGTGTAATCCAAGTTGAACATGTCATTGGGATTTGAATACGATCCTCCGCTGCCTCCGGAACCAGACCCACCGTACAGTGACCGCATCATCATCAACTGGCTAAGGCTATTGCCTAAACCACTGGCCATGCCGCTATATGCGTTTCCTGCGCCAACATAACCGGAGGCCGTAGCTGCTGCTGCGTTGTTGTTCTGCTGCCCAACCTGCTGTCCGGTGTTGGTGAGCGTGTTCGCCATCTGGCTAGTTGACTGTAGCCCATCAGTGTTCATGGTGTTTGCTGCCGTCTGCCCCATGCCAGCCATCCCGGCTAAACGGTTGTACTCACTGGTTTTTTGATTTGCCCAGTTGTTGTAGTTCGTCCCGTAGGTTTGAAGTGCCTGGTTGTAGACATTGTTGTAGTTCGTGTCTGCGTAGTTCTGAGCGTTCTGGTTGAGTGCGGCCTGCGTCCCACCTGTAAGCAGGGTACCGTTTGCCGCCGCACTGGCTTGCTGCGCTCCGAGGCCTTCTTGTAGCCCAAACTGATACCCTGGCGCTTGACGGGCCTGTTCTGCAGATGGAGCTTTGAATTCTCCACCGCTGTACCCCTTCATCAGATCGCCATAGGAGCCAAGATTCGTTGCGGCTGTACCTGTGGTGGTCTTGACTCCAGGAACTGATACCGATCCAGATATTCCGGGGATCGAGAGCGTCTGCCCAGCTCCCGTAGTTACCCCCCCAGCAGCAGGATTCTCCCCACCTATACCCATTAGGTATTGCAGGGTAGCATTTGCGTTATCACCTGTCTGCAAATAAGGCTGGAGATTAGCTTGCGACTGCTGATTTTGCTGGTTCTCTAATGCAAGCCCCTCTTGTCCGAGCTGGCCCTGCATCTGGGCGGCTTGCTGAGCTGCTTTTGCCTGTGTGGATGCCGCATTTTCAGCCGCATTCGACCCAATGAGGCCGCTGGCAACACTGCCACCCGCTGTCAGGCCACCCGCGATCATCATTGCCGTTCCAGTGCCAATGCCGGACATTTACGACCTCCTGCTGAGCAGGTTGGAGGATTCATCGCTGAATTCATCCTCTGCTTCTTCAATCGTGCTGGCTTGAGATGGGAAAATCATCGTGATTTGTGTTTCCCCGCGCGTCACATAAATCTGCTTTCGTCCAGCTAAAGCACTGAGAACATTGTACCCCGTTAATTCCTTCCACGAATCTCCGGATAGTACAATACAATCCCCGTTTACAACAAGCAATGTCGGAATCTTAATGAGAACGCTGGTGATTACTTGATTCGCGGCTAGTCGGCATGTTCTGGCATACATCCCCGCATGTAAAGCGTGCTCCATCTCTACCTGCAACGTGTCCTCATGTGGCCTGATCCTCGCCTCAACCAGCGCGATTTTCTCCATGATTTCTGGAGTCGTAGGGGGAAGCGTCTTATCAATCAAAGCAAGGTTCATAGCGCCCTCAGATAGATGGAATTGGAGCGGCGATACCGTCCCGCATTGATTGCCAGCAATCGGGAAAACCTACTTCCGACAGGTACAGTCCACTGGAAGGATACGGCTCCCTTACTCTTAGCGAATTCCTCCGCGAGAGCAATCATTTTTGCGCCTGTTCCGCTCATCCTATGACCAGATGCCAGAAAGATATCCGCATTGGAGCCGATTCTCTTCCCGTAGTGCGGAACTGTCCAAACCAGCACCGTAAGAAACCCAACCAACACGCAATCTTCATAGATCCCAAACGCCTGCAATCCCCCAGAGGCCTCCATCGCGGAGTAAAGATCGGCCTGCGGATTGATCGGTGCCAGCTCTGGGTTCGCGCATTCGGCCTCGTACTCAGCAAATAGCTCCTGTGCATTCGGAGCGGCGAGAATGTCCGCGTAACTAACCTTGCGAATATCGGCCATAATCACCTAATTTCCAATGCAGTAGACGATGGGAGTCACATTCCCGCCATACCAAAAACCGCCCACTCCAGCATCATTCTGAGATGTTTGTAGCTGTACGGTTGCAGAAGTCGAATTCCACCCCTGCACTTGATGCCACCAGTTAACCGTACGGGCCGCGATAGTTGTCGTTGTCACCACCCACGGCGCGTAGCAAGCGGTCGGGAATGGGATAGGCCATGTAACCGTCTGCGAAGTGTAAGGGGGATTGTTTCCTGGGCTTCCCGATGTGCCATATAAGCCCTGCGGAGTACCAGTGATCCATTCCAAAATCTTTCCGTCTGCCATGACTGTGCACCCGGATGCGGCAGTGCTCGAATAGCTTCCGCAACTTGTTCCTCCCCCTCCAGACCCGATGCTTGTTCCAACTACAAGCCAATCCGTTCCGTTGAAAAGTGCAATCAGGGAGGTAGTGGACCCGATTCCATTACTCATGCTCGGGGCGTTGAGGAGATTTGTCGGCCAAACTACGGAATAGGTGCTGGAAGTCAATGGCGACCCAGGCGTTCCATATGCAGGGCTACCAGATGTTGGGATCTGCGTCTGCACCCAGGTTGGCGAAGAACTGATAAAGTAGAAGTTTTCCGAGTTGGTAGCAGTTCCAACGTAGAACTTGTAGCTGCTAACGCCGGTTCCCGCTGGGCACGCCCATGAAATCTGATTCGTGGTTCCTGTACCTGTTTCTGCGCTCCCCTCGGCACTTGGGAGTGATTCTCCTGCCGGGTAAATATATGCGCATTTTACGTAGAAAAGGGTAAGAGCAGGAAGCTGACCGCCAGTGGTTGCCGGTGTCCCAACTGCTGCGGTAGCTGGAGCGGCAATACTCGATGATCCTTGAGTGAGAGAGACGACAATAAGCTGCCCTACCGTGCCTCCGGTGATAGTGCTGGAAGACACATTAGCAGATAGCGTCATCGTAAAGGCGCTGTAATTGGCGGCATCAAAGACGGGAGTAGCCGTAGAGGTCAATGCCTTTAGATTGCCGGTCAGCGGGAACGAGGATGATGTAGCTTCGCCTACCGTTACCCAGTTCGTGCCATTATTCACCGCAACAATTCCAGTGCACGCGCTTGGACTGGTGGTTATTATGGGGGCATATACGAGGTTTGTAGGCCAAACAAACGTATATCCTCCCGTCGCATCTTGGCACAAATCGATGGTTACGATCTGCCCAATGACCCCACCTGTGATGGTGCTGGATGGCACGTTCGCAGTCAGCGTCATGGAGAAGTTAGTATAAGCGTTTGTATCAAACACTGGCATGTAGCTGAACGGGAGAGCATCGAATAATCCCGCGAGGGCAGTCGATGTGCTGTATGTCGTAATCCAATTTGTTCCGTTGTAAAATGCCTGGACAATAGTGCACGCACTCAAAGAATTGTTGACAGGGGGAGCGTTCTTTAAGTTGGAAGGCCATGCAAATGTAAACCCGGTCGTAACCCCACTGACTACCTGACCGGTCGAGTTTTGGCAAATGTCAAAGGTGATTTGCTGCCCGGTTGTTGCCCCTGTAATTGTGCTGGACGTGACATTTCCACTCAGCGTCATGGTGAAATATCCGTAACTGCTGGAAGCAAAGACGGGAGTTGCATTAAACGTAACGGCCTGGAGAGCCGATGCCACGCTGGTAAACGACCCAGAAGAAGGCATAGTCGATCCGATTGCGCTACTATTGATGCTCGATCCAGTGATGACCGCGCTGGAAATGGATGTCCCTGAGTCTGTTCCCCCGGTGATCGTCGGATTGGTGATCGTAGCTCCGCTGATGGTCCCATTCAGAAATGCATCGCCCGGTACTTGGTCAACCGTCCACTGAAGGCTCCCCGAAGAGCAGTGATACCCACCTGCGCTGTAGGCCACAAACTTGTAGGAGTTTGCTCCTAGCCACATCACCGCGCTGCCTGTCGTATCGAGAATGATAGGGTTCGTGTTCTCCGTTCCGCCAGTATAGTCGGTGTACGTTGCCTGCTGCGTAGTTGTGCCGCCCTGATAGGTGTAAATGCAGCCTCCGGAGAGCGGCTGACCTGTCGATTTCGTGAAGGTGACACGCGGGGAGCGGAATGGCACGACGGGGTTCTGAGAGACAGCCTCAACCGCGCTCAAAAACAATGCCAGCGTCCCGATAAATGCGAATATGCGATTTTTCATAGACCTGCCTTTTCGTTAAGAGCAGCTACCTGTGCGACAAGGGCAGCAATAGCCGTCTGCGTATCTGAGAGATGCTTGTAGCCGAATTCGGTCAATCCACTGACCGGGGGTGGAACCTTTCCCGTCTGCTGGTGCACGAACGGCACCGCTGCCGATACCGGAGAGGGAACGTTGATCGTCTGTGCCATTATTGCGCCTGCGCTATCTGCTTCTGTAGCCGTTGCATTGGCTGTTGGAAGCCTGTTCCTTCAATATAACCGTCGATTATGCGCCAAGGTACTGGGTCCGTGGCGACAATATCAAACACAAAATCGCGTGCCTGACCGAGTCTGCGGAGGATCACCCGTTTTCTGAATTCTCCTGCCTGCCCACAGTCTAACAAGTGCTCCGGACCGAATGTCTTTGATCCATCGCGGGAGATACTAATCGACAACTGCGGGCCACGATAGTAGGGGGGCTGCTGTCCATCTGGAATAAGGGATGTTGTGGTGAGAGAACCATCTGTGTCGTCCACTGAGAGCGCGTACCTTCCTCCACTCTGATCGTCAATCACTAGTTTTCCGGCCTCTGATACGCCCACCTGCTCCATAGGAGGAGTCAGGCCCTCAAGTGGTGGTTCCGGTCCAAGTCCTACCTCTAAATCGATCTGTAGGCGATTGAGGAATACGCGCTCGCGTTCTGCGGAGATATGCGGAGAGCGCCTCCAGCGGCGTATCGCAGTTCCATTGTCTGTGAGGTTGGCAATATCCATGGAATAAATGTTGCCGGAATTCCAATCTCCCACCAGGTGCTTACCGAACGCAAAGGCGTGGCAGGTAGACAGGTGCGCGCTGTAACCGGTGGGGCCTGTCTGCGACCAGAATCCACGCTCGTGCCACTGCTGGCTGGATGCGTCATAAACCCAGGTAGCGCCAGCCCCGCCATTGGCCGAGGGGAAGCGCAGAACCCAAAACGTGTGACCCTGGTCGCGATACGTGTACCCCACAGCGTCAGATCCTTTCAACGGATATGATGCCCAAGCGGTTTCCACGGCGAAATTAGATACCCTAGTCGGTGTGTATCCATTCGCGCGCCAAGCGATATCTCCTTTGCTATCTCGTCCGCCGATCCAGAAAACGGTGTTATCCATCACGACGGAAGACAATGGCGCTCCGCAGCCCTCTTCCATGCAAGCTCCCGAGATGGGGCTGAAAGGCGTATACTGGCTGGCGCCGGAGTTGTAGTAAACCTGCGAGTGGCCATCCTGCCCTAGAACAAAGAGAAAGTTGTACGCGGAGATAATGGAGGCGATATTCTCTGGAAAAGTCTCGTTCTGCTGGACACCGAGAGCATTCCATTGCGACCCATCAAGAAGATTCGACACTTGAAATTTGTTTGTTCCCGCAAGCAGCGCCACAAAATAGCTGCTGCAAAACACAATTGACGCGGGAATTCCCTGCAACGAACTGCACTGCGTAAGCGTCCCTTTGGGAATGTTGCCGATTGCGTCTAGGGTGTATATGAACAGCTTCCCATCTGAGCAGATGAGCACCTGATTGCCAAGCGTCCCATTCGTCGCCATCGTCACCGGCTGGAGGTTGTTTCCTACGGTTCCGATAAGCGTCTGAGATCCAAACGCGTTCATCTCGTAGAAGTTAGCGCCACCCACAGCGAACATGCGTCCATTTATCTCGATTTCTCCGCGCACCGGCTTGTCAATGGTTCCCCAAAGAGCAAGTCCGGGAGTAGGGTAAAGAGCCATCGAAGATTCTGCCATTTGGCTTTCGATATTTTCTTGATACCAATTCATCGTTCTCTGGCAGTCTGCGATTAAAGACTGACTTTGGTACGATGATCCAACAAGTCCGAATCGAGCCAAGAAACCCTCCTAGTATGGAATGCCGAACATGTCAGCTTTCCACTGATACCCGCCAGGAGTGGATTGCAGATCTGATATCAGGTTCATTTCGGTAACGTTCTGCATCTTTACCATGGCCAGCGATTGAATTGCAATTTGCGCTACAGATGCGGGAACCTGAGCGCCGAACTCTGGGGCCAATTCTACTGCCAGATTGTAGATGAAGGCGCGAGCATACCCAGGCGGGAAATTGAGGATGGTTTGCAGGGTAGCAGGCCATAAAAGCGATTGCCCTGCGTAAATACGCACATTATTGGGCTGCGAGTTTGGGATGGGCCAGAAAGATAGCAGGCGCAAAGGCGAATTTCCATCGTCATAGCAGATCAGCGGGAATGTTCCAGACACGTTCTTGACAGGTACTTGCGTCTGCCATTGCGCTGTCGTGTACATGTCAATTGCAACTTCTACTGGATTCGTTGGGTTGTTGAGCAGGATCGAACTCATTCCCACAATCTGCGATGGGCGAGTAGCGTTGAAATCTCCGCCTGGTCCAAGCGTAAACGACTGCTTGCCAAGCGTAAGCGGATAATCTGAGGCGGTGATGGTGAAAATAGATAGGCTATCTGCATTCCACGAATCTACCAAGCACTGAAACGCCTGGAGCGCATCATTTGCCTCATCGGTACTTGGCAGTTCCCCAGATGCAATAACTCCAATCTTGCGCATTGCCGAAGAAATAAGCGATAAAGTGGTGAAGAAAATAGAGTTGTCTGCGGTAGAGGGAGAAACTTCTGTCACCGGGTTCGTGAGTAGAGCACCACTTGACGCATCCACCGATAGCGAATACTGTGCGCCTGACTGATCAGTAAGAATGAGCGCCATTATGCAGCCTTTCTGGGACGACCAACGCCGCGCTTCTCGGGGATTGGCTGAACCTGTGAAGGTTGCGAGGCTAGCGACTCAATCAGGAGTGACAACTGAAGCGCAATCAGCTTGAGCCACGCATTCGTACTGGCATCGGTCGGCGCGATGAGCTGGATTTCATTGCTTGTCATGCCGCTTTGCTCCCCCCTGGTTGGCGCATCAGAAATTCATGGTAATTACCGACCCATTTTCTCTCCCCAGAGTGGTGCCCAAGGGTCATATTCGGGAGAACGCCAATGTATCCCCCGAGGTCAGTCCACAGCCGACAGAAAGCGTAATCCTCTCCCACCCATCGGTCTCCGTAAACGCCCTGCGGGAAAAGGTCGCAATAACCATCTTCTCGAACACCGTCCACAAGGTCATAATAGCTCTTTTCAGGGTACGCCGATACCAGTCTTTCAATCACGCTCCGATGAATGCGCAGCATCCCCGCCGGGACCGCCTTTGCGGAGATAGTGCCGTCGCGCGTGACCGCCCGGTGCTGCTCATCTGTGCAGACCACGACAGGATAGGATTCAACATCGTTCTTGAGCCGGTAGACGCCAGCAACGACAGGCTCCTGTGACTCGATCAACCGAAGCGCGTCATCGGCATTCCAACTCACGTCATCGTCAATGAAAAACAGCACGTCGGCATCTGTCTTGAGGAAGTCCCGCACCAGCCTATTTCGCGCAAACTGGATGTAGCAGCATCCTGCGCAAGTTCCAATGGTAGACTCGTGCCCGCGCTCTGCCACCAGCGCAAGCGTAGCCTCAAGCGATTGCACACAAGCCGGATGCGCAACGCCACGATACATCGGGATGGCAAAGAATATTTTCATGGGATTATGGGGCAGCCCGGAGACTGCCCCTGTCTTGGTTACGCTCCGGCGATCAGACCAACCGCGACGAGGGCGGCGCGAAGCTCATTGACGAGCGTCACGACGGCCTGGGCCTGGGTGGATGTGCCAAAGCCAAACGGGGTGGTTGAGGTTACCGCAGTCGTTGATACCGCTGCCTGTGCGGCCCCTCCGCGTTGCGCAATGGGTGTGACCCCATAGAACGCGATGGTGTCGGTAGTGGACTGGCCAAGGCTAGTCCCAGATCCGTTGTTGTCGCTGAGCTGCTTTCCTGCTGCCATGATGATTCTCCTTAATCAGTCTACGTGCTTCCATGATTTACGACTGACAATACATGAAATAGTGGATTGCTTGAGACCGTATTTCACCCCGAGTTCCTTCTGCGTTTCAGTACTGGAACGGATTTCCCGGACCTGATCTTCGCTCAATTTAGTGGACCAATGAGATTTCCCCCTATGCACTAGACCTCTGCCTTTTTCCCACTTATCGTGCTGATTGTCAGCAGATGTTCCCAAAGAAAGATGCTTTGGGTTAACACACTTGGGGTTATCACACGAATGCAAAATCTCCATGCCGGGAGCAAAGTGCGGTTATTGTGAAAGGACCACGAGAAGCGGTGTGCCCTCCGTAATACCGTCTCTAAAACCTCGCCCATAAAGACTCCATATCCGTCTTTGTCTAGCCCACCCTGCCAGTCCCAGCAAGCGTCTGTCTTAATGACTCGCTTGAAGAATCTGACCTCGGCTGGCAGTCCGCGATACGACCCTGATGGATTTGCCAACCATAGCGGAGAACCATACTTCCGTAAACGCCGCCAGTGCTTGTTGCAGAAACCCGCCGCCAATTCCGGAAGGTCACAACCCTTGATGGAACAAAGTCCGCCAAAGAATTCCACTCGATTCCCCGCTGGTGTCATGTTCATATTGACATGACACCAGCAAGGAATGGAGGTAAACCGTTACTGTGCAATAACTCTCACAGCAAGTTGGGGCCGAATGGTTCGATATCCGTATAAAACATCAATCCGGCACGGGATTTTGTCGTTGGTGATGTCGTACTGCCGAGCGATGCGCATGGAAATTCCGTCCATGACCTCGCGTGCTCCCCAAGCGCCGAACTTCGAAACATCGATCAGATCGGCGGTGACGAAGGCGAACGCTTCCGGGTGGAAGAGAATCGACTGGTTGTAGAGAGCAGATGCACCACCGCCAACCTTTACGACTGCCAGTCCGGAGGTCAGTGTACCGCTCACGTTCTGCGTAGCGCCGGAGCTTACTGGAGTCGGCGAGATGGTAGCTGCGCCGGTTCCGGAAACAGCAGCGGTAAAGACGAACTGCTGGAGGTAGCCAAGATTCGCCTTGGTTTCGGGGTGAACCGCGTAGATACCGGCGAAGGTGACAACATCGCCCTTGGTGAAGGTGTTGGAACCTGCGGCCAGAGTAGCCGTCGCGCTGCCGCTGGTCAGAGTTGCGGTGTAGCCGGTGGTGGCCGCGCTCGTGCCGCTCTGGAAGTTGGGGATTATCGTATTTTCGTAGGTATTCATCCCGCTGACCTTACCGATCTTGCCGGTGAGGTAGGGGCGCGAGATGCTTTCCTGCGGGTTGAACAAGCCCTTGATGCCGTCGAGGAAGCTGGGAACGTGCTGAGAGGTAAGAATGCCAACACGCTCGCCTTCGTCCGGGGCAAGGTTCTGGTTGAGCATCCGGCGACCGAGCGCGATATCCTTGTAGGTCAAGGTGTTGGCGTTGTCGTCAATGGTGTTGTACACGTCCAGCATCATATTCAGAGCATCAGCTTCGATGTTCGATGCCAGAACCGACATAGCAGGCTTCAGATATCGGTCACTAAACTCATCGATAGTTAAAGTGAGGTCAGCAGACGTGAAGTTGGTATCCACGCCCTTCTGCGTAGAAAAGGTGAGCACTTGGCTGGTTTCGGTGGTGTCCTGAACGCTGATGACCGAGCCGGTGCGAACCGTGTACTGGTTCGGCATACGGATGGTCAGTGAGGGACCGATCTTGCCCGAAGGCGAGGCTCCACTGTTGGCGAACTGCTTGTCATACTGCTTGTCGCAGTTCTCGATGAAATTCAAATTGGCGTGCAGGATCCTTGTGTTCAGGTTGGCTCGCTATTTCCAACCCCGCTCTCTGATTCAGAGCAGCTGCATGTTTCCATGCAGAGCAGACTATATCATCTCCCCTTTCGGGGGCCTTCCGCTTCGGGCCGCTTGGCCCTACTCCCTTACGGGATAGTCGTTACACGTTCTCTCTTGTGCGGACACTCGCCAGAAAGTTGCTTCCCCCATTGACAATTCCAACATAATACTTGGAATCCATTGGGGAATGAGTGTTTCTTGATCCATTGCAACAGATTGTTTCCGCCGGTTCCGATTGTCTTGCGATGTTCCGCCCCGTCGTTGTTGACATGGTCAAGTGTAAGGAATTCTGGAGTTGTTTCCCCGCAGCAATTACATACATAACCACCATACGCACTGAAAACCAAATCCCGTAACTTCTTCCTTTGGGATATTGCTTTGCTGCGATGGTGCTGCGGGTTTTCCCAGTAAAGTTCTCGACCTCGGATTCGCATCCGCTCTCGATAAACTTCTTGATTCCTTTTTCTGTATTCCCTGGCGTTGGATGCGAACTCCTCCATGTGAGCTTTTCTGTATTCGAGATGGTAACTGTAGGTACACTGATAGCACCATCCCCTGTGAACACATTCGACCTTGCTGGAGTCAACATACGCATCCTTACATTTCTTGCACTTGAGAGCTTCGCTCGGGATTGTCATGATGTAATGTTATCACGATGTTCCCCGAATTCAAAAGGTTTTACTTGCGCCTCGTGTTTTAACGCAATGCTTCCCGCGTGATGATGGTAGGTGAAAGTAGGCTATTCGCCATGATTCAATCTCCTGAGAGATCGATTACCTTCTGCTCGATAGTTGCTGATTTCGCTTACGCGCCCAATCGTCAGCAGAAAGGCTTTCGTCACTCACGTCAAACGCCCTAGAACTCGCCCCATTGACAGGGGTAGGAGGCTTCGGGGCGTTGGTTTTCTTCGGCTCAGGAGTTGCATCTGCGTTTGGTTCTGAAGCAAGTTCAAGTCGGATTCCGGCTTCGAGAGTTGCGATGTAACGAATCGCCTGCGATGGGTTCACGCGGGATAGGCGTTCCAGTTCCTTCATGGTTTTCTGGTCCGTCCCAATCGTGTAAACCAACTCTGGGAGCACGTCGGATTCTGAAAGCATCTGCTTTACCTGGATGGGAATGGTTTTGTCTCCCATGATGGCGGCGGCAGTCGGCTCGATTACCGAATCAAATTCAGAACCGTAGCGTTTGCGTGCATCCTCTACGCTTTCCTGTACTTGGATGATTTGCTTCTGCTGAACTTCACGCTGATGTGCTTCGTGGAGAGTTTGCTCTGCTGACCACCGCCCCAACGCCTTCACGTAGTCGGAATAGTCCGCGTATTTCAGCGTCCCATCCTCATTCGTGTCATTCACTGCTGGTTCGGGTCGAGTCGGGGCGATCTGGGCGGCTTGTGGCGCGGGAGACGGGACCGTAGTAGCGTCTGGTTTGGCCTGCTGTGCTGCCTTGAGTGCCTTGTTTTCAGCGAGCAACTTCTCGAATCGCCTGCGGGCCTTGTTGCCAATCCCTTCAGGCATCTCCTGATCGTCTTCCGGGGCCGTTTCCGGTGCGTTTTCGGGTTCTTCACCCTCGGCTGGTTCTTCTGTTGCGGGTGCCGGTTCCGCTTCTTCGGCTGGTGCGAATCTGGCCGGGACTTCCCCCGTATTACGGTACGAATTGAACTCGTGGAGCGTGGGGGACTGCCCGTTGAATGGGTCTGTTGCTTCGACGGGTGACGATGCCGCTTGCGTCTCTGTTGCCATGTTTGATTCCCCTTGAAAATTCTACCCTTGCGCCGGGTCGGCGGTTAGAACTGAATTGCTCCGCTGCGTACAAGCCGGATAAAATCCTCAAACGCTGGATTGTTGGCGAAAAATACGGCGGCGGATTGCGCTTTGCTCGCCTCCTCGTAGTGCCCCTGTGCGCGGCGCGCCGCTTCCTCTTGCAGACTGTACGGGTTGTAAGGTTTCGGTTCCGAGCAATCCTGATCGCATAATCCAGATGGATAAGGTTCTGAGGGCGGCACAGCGCAAGTGTTCGCGTCACGTTGTGCCTCATAGGCCTTTTGGGCCTGCATCTTTGCATTTGCTTCGCAAATTCCACGCATTTTCTTTTTATCCTTCCGTCATCTCTGAAGTTGCCTGCGCTTGCTGCCCCTGCGCCGCATCTTGCGCGCTCTGTTGGCTCTGTGCGGCAGCCTGCTGCTGCTGCATCTGCTGCGCAGCCTGTTGCTGTTGAGTCTGCATTGCTACATCATGCGCCTGATCGTGGAACTGCGCTTCCAGTGCCCTGCGATCTGCCTCGCGATCGGCAGCGTTCTGCGCCTTGGTGTTGATCTCGGCCACCGTGATGGCGGTGAGCAGCTTCTTGTCTTCCAAGTCCATGTCGGCTTGCGCTTTGGCTTGAATCTCCTGCATCTTTCCCAAGTGCTCCAAGTGCTTCGCCTGGCGCTCCATGGTGAATTGCGCAAGCTGGCCC